GCTTCCGTACAAAAGTTCCTTTCACAAAATGGCAGGCTAGTCTCGCATGATGGCTTCATACTTTTCCCGTTACTGGGTGAAGTATGGATCAACTGTCTGCATGATGCACAACATAACTTCGTTATGTAATTGCTTAAATGCTTGAGCGTAAGCGAAAAGCAGAACGACGCTAGTCGTTCTTAAACATTGGGATCAAATGATTCACAATCCAACCATAAAGCGGCATCAGGTTCCGCTGACACAACGTGTTTCAACTTGGTGTGACTCCAGTTCCTAATCTCCAACTCTTTTAATACAGAATCAGAATACACATGAATAACATCTGGTTCCAATTTCAATATCTGTTTGATGGCTGTAGGATCTGGTTTTGATTCGTATGTCTGTATTGCTGTGACTTCAGGTATGGCACGAAAATCTCTGGCGTACTTGTCTCCGTGGAGCCAAGTGAGTGGGCCTGTGTTTTTGGAACGCAGTTTTAAATCGTTGGCATTGTGTCGCCAATGAATATTATTTTCTGCGAAGCCCGCCTCTACGAGTCGGTCATAAGTTTTTGATCCCACCGCATACACCTTTTGTTCCAACAGTTCTGTAAGACTGTGTGCATAGTGTTTGATGGATTCAATGTGTGTGATGATCAATCCCGATTTTGCATCTGCAGATGAGTGTTCAACGGTGGCTGTTTTAAGACAGGGAATCCACAGGTCATCCTCATCCAACTCCTGGGGTCGTACAATTTGTGTGTAGACTTGCATATGTGATTTATTTAGAATGTGTGTGTCATTGATTAAATGATGCTATTTGGTTCTAGGCACCGTGTGTGTATGATTTTTTATACTTTATATATAGTATCTATATGTTAAAAGAAGGGTTGTCCTGTTTTTTTAGCAGTATCTAGATTTTCTTTGACAACTCCGCCCATTACTTCTCTATCTTCATGACAGGTAGCATATATTTCATCCAGAGTGATTGATCCACGCATGAACCATGCCAATTTGAATAGATCGGATTTAAAATTTTTAATTTCACCTTCCATTTCCTTGGTGAGTTTGATAATGTCAGAAGTCGGCAGTGTTGATATCTTTATACGAAAAAATTTGCTGAATCAAATGCTACAGGTATTGTGTATTCAGCAGGTGCTCCGTTCTTAATTTCTTCTTCTGAAGATTTAATGATTTGAGGTTTTAATTGAAATACTTCTCTATTTTTTTCCAAATGCTCCATGATGGAACTGAAAAATTGTTTGTCAGTGTTTTCCAAAAACTCTTTGATTTGTTTGGCATCGGTTACAGTCTCGCCATCCACTGTGATTGATGCTATTGTGTTAGCCACCATGCCCACACTTAATTCTGTTAATTTTTTGAAAGTTACTTGAAATGCTTTTACTTTTTCTTCATCATTCATTTTTGTGTCATCTACAATCTTTTGAATTCTTTGCTGTTCAAATGTTTGGATTGCACTTTCGGTAAACTCTTTGTACGTTAAAGGTTTTGTTTTTACTTCCATGTTTTGATAAAAAAATGTATCATTGTATTGTGCTGACAGGATGCTGTTCAAACTTTCTTGTAAATCCAACACCAATTCTTTCTCAATGGATGTGCCCGGCACTTTGATTGGCATAGTCATGCTGGTTCCATATGTGGCCATTCTGATGGTCATCAATGCCGCATCGCAATCTATCGAAGGCATTGCCCATGCATTCTTAATTGACGGTATACAACTCTGTATCACTGTCACAGTGGCTTCTCCATTCAACAATGCATCTGGAGTTTTCAGCAACATTTCATCTTTTGCTGTCATAGGATACACAGCAACATCTCCTGATTCAGGAACCTGTATAGATCCTTCAGGATAAAATTTATAACCACTTGGCAATCTTACAAACTGTTTGGGCTGTCTGTAATACTTTTTAAGTGGGTTATTATTTGTACCTATTTGTTCTTGTGACATTCAATCTCCAATAAATATTGTTATTAACTTTTAAACTGCTAATATTTAGTATGACATATTAACTGCATACTTAATGATTGGCATTAAATACAAGTAACAAGGATTTTGGTATCACATAATGGCAACAATTGAAGAATTATTAGAAGACGCGGTTAAAAAAGGTGGGCTAGCCAGCGAAGATACTGCCAAAAAGATATTGAAGGCTGTAGGTGGGTCTGGAGGTGGTGGTAACAGTGGTGCTCAACGCGAGTTCACAGAAGAAACCAAAAAAACCAGCAAATCAGTTGTTGTATTCAAAAAAGTTTTAGGTGCGGCAGGAGCCGGCTTTGCAATGTTGAAAGATGGAGCAGACGGATTGGTTGGCGGACTCGGTGTTCTATCACAAAGCACCACAGGATTAAACAAAGTATTTTTACAATTCACAGCCGACCTAGCGGCAAGAGTGTTTGAAAATGTTGACACTTTCAGAAACTTGGCAGAGATAGGCGCGAACACAACTCAAACAGTTAGTGATTTTAGACGTATAGCAGGCGACGCCGGAATAGACATGACAAGATTAGCCCAGGCATTAATGAGTGCCAACACATCACTGGCTGGTTTTGGCGGTAGTGCAAACGAAGGTGCAAGAAGATTCAACACAATAATGACATCACTATTACAGAGTGATTTCAGAAAAACAATCGCAGGTCTTGGATTTTCTATGGAAGATATCACAGAAGGCTTTGCTGATTATCTAGACTTACAGACTACTTTGGGCAGATCTCAATCAATGAGTAATTCACAGTTGGTTGCAGGCTCGCAAGAATATCTATTGAGATTAGACCAATTGTCAAGATTAACTGGATTGCAAAGAGATCAAGTGAAAGATGAATTACAAGCAGTGGCAGATGCCAGAGAGTTACGTTTAATTTCAAACAGTGAAATAGAAGCAACCATGGTAAGGGTCAAAGCGGCGGCACCAGAAATGGTAAGTGCTGTTACAGGATTGTTAGCAAAAGGATTCCCAGAAGGCGGAGAACAAGTTGGTATATTTGCTGTGGACGGTGTGCGTGAAGCAGTGTCGGCATTGAGAGATGGTGTACCTGGTGCAAGTGATATGTTTATTCAAGCACTGGCACGTAACGGTGAAAGCATTGCCAACATGGACGAAGGTCAGAAAAAATTAATTGCTACTCAACTAGGCGTGGGCAATGAATTTTTCAATGTTGCGGCAGATTCTGTTAAGTTCAGAAAATTCTTAGGACAAAGTACAAGTGCCATCATAGCAGAACAAGAAGCAAGAGCGGCAAGCACTGAAGGTGCAAAACAATTTCAGAATGCCAGTGAAAACTTGCGTTCAAAATTTCAAAAATTATTGACTCCATTCCAACAAGGAGTTGATATTATTATAGGTGGCTTGGCAAGCATAATTGGTCCTGAATCTTTTATTGCAACCACATTGGATGATTTAGGAACGAAATTTAACGATTGGTTCGATGAGTTGTCAGAAGGTGGCAAAGTGGCAATGGGAGGACTATACGTTGCGGCAGGTGTAGCGGCGGCGGCATTGACTGCGATCGCCGGCAAGAAAGCCGTCAAGGGAGTTACAAGTTATCTAACAGGAGGCGGACCGGGTGGTGGAGCGAAATCTGTTTTAGGAAAGACTGGTGCAGGTGGTGGCGGTTTACTAGCCGGCATGGGTGGCGGACTAAAAGGTTTAGCAGGCGGTTTGACAGCAATGGCAAATCCGGCAACTCTATTAGGTGCGGCGAATTTAGGACTAGCAATCACGGCAATAGGAGCAGGTTTAGCCGCGGCAACTTTCTTAATGGGAGGAGCATTAGAGAAGTTTAGCAGTGGTTTACAAGGTTTTTCATTAGTAGATGGCGGCAATTTAATACAAGTAGCCAAAGGCACTTTGGCACTGTCAGGAGCAATGGCGGCAATGGGGGCAGGAAGTACTGTAGGTGCTGTTACAGGCTTTGTAGGTAAGATTTTCGGTGGAGGATCAGAAAACTTTGCCAAAAACTTGAATAAAACACTCGATGAGCTTGACAAAGGCAAAATAGACATGTATGCTAACAGTTTAGATAACTTAGGAAATGCAATGACAAATTTAAGAAGCGGTATGGTGGGATCAACAACGGCATCCGCAAGTTCAACCGGAGACAAGTTGGATCAGTTAAATAGTACGATGGAACAAATTTTGATGGCAATGAGTGATGGCAATCGTTACAGCAGAATAACTTCACAAGCAACAACAGAAATGTCGGATACAGTATAATGAGTTGGAAAAAATATTTTACAGAAGTGCCACTATCAGACGGCACAGGCGGAATGAATTCACCTTTAGGTGGTGGAGTAGGTGGAAAGGCTGGACCAGCCAAAACAAACTACTCATCATATCTTCCAGATGTGTACAGCGGTGCACCAAACAGAATTGAAAGATACGGACAATACAATGTGATGGATTTAGATTCAGAAGTGAATGCCGCATTGGATATCCTAGCAGAATTTTGCACACAAAACAATACACAAAACAATACACCATTCAAATTTGAATACAATCAGAAAGCAACTAATACAGAAATACAAATCATAGAACAATACCTACACCAATGGTGCAAAATGAACGACTTTTCTAAACGTGTGTTTAAGATTATGCGTAACGTATTCAAGTATGGTGATGCATTCTTTATTAGAGATCCGGAAACAAAGAAAATGTTTCACGTTGATCCAGCAAAAGTAACAAAAATAATTGTAAATGAAAGCACAGGTAAAACTCCTGAGCAATATGTTATAAAAGATATCAATTTTAACTTTAAAAGTCTTGTAGCAACTACACCTTATCAAACAACAGGCAATGTTACTGGCGGTGGATCAGGATATTTGACTGGCGGAGTAAGAGGAATGACTGGAGTGGACAATACATCAGCACCAGGAACAAGATTTGGCACAGGACAAAGAGAAATTGCTGTTGATGCCGACCACATGGTACATTTAAGTTTAAGTGAAGGACTGGACAACAACTTTCCGTTTGGTAATTCACTGTTGGAAAGCATTTTTAAAGTTTACAAACAAAAAGAATTACTGGAAGACGCAATTATAATCTACAGAGTACAAAGAGCACCTGAAAGAAGAGTGTTTTACATTGACGTAGGTAATATGCCAAGTCACTTGGCAATGCAATTTGTGGAAAGAGTTAAAACAGAGATTCATCAAAGACGTATTCCTTCATCAACAGGTGGTGGAACAAACGTAGTAGACAGTTCTTATAATCCACTTTCAATCAACGAGGACTATTTCTTTCCACAAACAGCAGAAGGAAGAGGTTCTAAAGTAGAAACATTACCAGGCGGTACTAACCTTGGTGAGATTGATGACCTAAAATACTTTACAAACAAATTATTAAGAGGTTTAAGAATACCAAGTTCATATTTGCCAACAGGTGCAGACGATTCGCAAAGCAGTTTCAATGATGGCAGAGTAGGAACAGCATACATTCAAGAACTAAGGTTCAACAAATACTGTGAAAGACTACAAAATTTAGTATCAGATGAATTTAATCAAGAGTTCAAACGTTACCTTTTAGAAAAAGGTGTGAACATTGACACAGCAATGTTTGATATCAAGTTTCAACCACCAATGAACTTTGCTTCTTACAGACAAGCAGAAGTAGACAACAACAGAATTTCCACATACACGCAAATAGCAACAGTGCCATTTGTTAGCAAACGTTATGCTCTGTCTAGATTCTTAGGATTAACTCCAGAAGAGATGGCAGAAAACGAAAGAATGTGGAGAGAAGAAAATGATGACTCTATGCAAACTAAACCAACCACTTCAGCAACTGAATTGAGAAGTGCAGGAGTTAGCACAGCAGGTATTCAAGCAGATTTAGATGCGGCGGAACCAGCAGAAGAACCAGGTGATCCTGCAGACAACACAGGCACTCCAACTCCAGCAGGAGATACAGGTGGCACAGGTGGCGGAACGCCAACTCCGGGCCAGTAAGTATAAATAATTTTATGATATTACGTGAACTTTTTTATTACGATCAAATAACAACAGAGCCAGGTGAGCAGAAGCAATACGATGCCACTGCTGATCAGTCTATTATGTCTTTAGACGACACACGTAAAACTAGACTGTCATTGAAACAGATCAACAAAGCAAGAAAAGCCGGTGAATTTCACAAAGACGAACAACAAAAAGAGTTGGACTTTGTGAGACAGATGTACGGCGCCGCTAACCAACCGGAAATGTAATAAATGTCTATTGCTTTTGTATTAGGCAATGGTCTCAGTCGCAAACCAGTTCCCCTAGAACCCTTACAACAGTTTGGCAAAGTGTATGCCTGCAATGCTGTTTACAGAACTTACACACCCAATTACCTAGTGGCAGTGGATGCCAAGATGATCAATGAGATCTGTCTAGCAGGTGCTCAGTTCAATATGCCAGTATGGACCAATCCAAACAGAGCATATAAAAAGTACAAAGGGTTAAACTTCTTCGAACCCAGCCTAGGATGGTCATCAGGACCCACAGCACTGTGGTTAGCATCAAAAAATATGCATCAATTGATATATTTGTTGGGTTTTGACTTCACAGGCACCACTGAGGGCAAACTGAACAACATATATGGCGATACACCCAACTACAAAAAGAATTCAGACACTGCCACCTATCACGGCAATTGGAACCGGCAAACAAGCATTATCCTACAGAAGAATCCACTAAAGAGATATATACGAATAGTACCGGAAGGTACTGATGTTTTTGAGGCTAAAGACCTTAAGAAGTTTACGAATTACAGTGAAATCACTGTACAAGAGTTCAAAAGACGCTATCATTTATAGAATCTGCGTCAAACGGGTCAGTATCGACCCATTATCTACCTGTTTTTTCACCTATCGGTTAAATAATACATGACAGTCTTATCATAAACAGTTAATAGGAGAAAAACAATGTCAGATAAAAGTAAATTCGAGCAAATGCTTGAAAAATTAGTCGCTGACGATAGAACAGCGGCAGA